TCCTGGTTCGCGCAGGTGACTGAGGCGTATCCCGAGCAGATCAAGTCGCTTCCGCCGTGACCGTTTGCGACCTCTCGCATCTCGATGCCGCCGGTCGCTTTGCGGACCTCGCGCACGCCGCGCATTTCGTCGCGGGCTGTCCGCAGCTCGCCGGGAACTGTGGGCCGCCCGGGCAGCGCGGGGTTCCGGCGCGACTTGGCGTCGGCGTCCTTGAGGCTGCCGTCAGGGCCCCAGTTCTCGGGGATTTCATCGGTCGCGGACAGCGCGCCGGCGCGGCCGATGATGTACTTCCGCAGGGCGTCGTGATCCGCGTTGCCCCTGCCTACGGCGTGGATGGCATTGCGGAGGTCTTCGAGGTCGTCGATGGGGTAGCTGTAGCTGCCATCGGGGTTTTTGAAGGCGTGACCCTTGGCGCCTAGCGCGTCGACTTCGCCCTGACTGTATTTGGCCCGAGTCTCGGTCTCGTGGTCGGGCTTCTCAGGTTCCATTGGCACTCCTTGCCGTCCGTGTTGGGCGGGAAAATCGGGTAGATGACGCGCACCTGCTCAACCTGCGGGGAGACGAAGCCACTCGAGGACTTCGCTATCGACCGCAGCAAGCCAAGCGGTCGTCGAGGGCGCTGCTACACATGCCAGCGCGAGTATTGGGTCGCATGGCGCAAGGCCAACCCCGACGCGTCGGGCGACTCCGCGATCTCGACGCCAGACGCCAGCGGCTTTATGGACTAGCGCCCGGCGAGGCTCAAGCGCTCCACGAGCGCCAAGCCGGCCTCTGTGCGGTCTGCGAGATGCCGATCCCGCTGGGCAGCGACACGGCGCGGACAAGCGCCTGCGTCGACCATGACCACACGACTGGCGTCGTGCGCGGACTTCTCTGCCGGAAGTGCAACTCGGGCATCGGGATGTTTGGAGACGATCCCGGGCGGCTGGAAGCAGCCGCGCGCTACTTGCGGGCCTTCTCCTAGTTCGCTTTGTCGCCGCCGACCGCAGGGTTCTGCGGCTTCACCGGCGCCGAGTTCAACGGCGCGGCGAAGTCCTCAAGCTGCGCCACCGCCGCCGGGTCCGTCGGCATCGGCAGACCCTCTTCCTTGCGGATCTCCGCGTTGTTCATCGCGCCGAGCACTCGGGCGATCTGCCACGCCGACCAGCGCTGCAACGTGTCCCCGCGCAACCGCTGCGACAGGTCGAACGTCACGAACTGCTTCGCCGGCAGCCACGACGACATCAGGTCCTCCCACCGGCACAGCCAGATCAGCAGCGTGTTCCGAACGAACCCGAGTTCCTGCTGCTCGATCCCGGCGCCCCAGGACGTCTCCTTGTCGGTCATTGAAAGCATGTGCGCCGGAATGCGGTAGATGAATCCGGAGATCAGCGACGCCGACCATTGCGTCTGCGCCAGAAACTGCGCGTCCTCCATCGTCATCGTGACCGGCTTCCACTCCGCGCCGCCCGTCAAAATCGCGGGAAGATGCGCGTGGCTGGGGCCCTGATGCGCCGCCTTCCACGACTCGAGCGCCGACTTCACCTCGTCGTCGTCGTAATCCTCCGGGACGGAGATGTAGCCGTCCGGCCGGGCGCTGTTCGCGTAGAACGCCGCGCTCCACGCATCCTGCGCCAGCGCGACGCCGATCGTGGTGCGGAGATACTCGATCGGGCTGAGGCCCTTCAACCCCTCCGGCAGAGACAGCGCCATCTTCCGCGTCACCTGATCCGCCGGCACCGGGCTCGGATCGTTGAAATATCGAACCTCAACCGCGCCCGTCGTCTGATTGCGAGTGATCCTCGCGTGATCGGGATGCACGAGCTGCACCTGCGTCGGATTGCCGCGGTCATCGAACCCGATCTTGCGGCCCCAGAGGTTCCCGCGGAGCAGCATCGACATTGACCCCTGCGTAATGAAGTCCCGCTGGTCAATCTCCGACCACGGCTGCTGAATCACGGGCGCCGAGTCCATCTTCACCGGCTCGCCCGCAACGAGCTTCCACTGCTGGATCGGCAGCGTCGCGATCTGCTCCGAAATCAGGCCAACGGACCCGTAAACGGCGATCTGCTGCAGCGCTGACTGCTCGTTGACGCGCACCCCGGCGATGCTGCTGCCGGACGAGCCCGCTGGCGGCGGCGCCGTTGACCCCCACGGAAGATAAGGATTCGCGGAGCGCGTCTCGTAGCCGCCGCCGGGAGTGCGGATCTGCATCGACTACTCGTCAAGCTGGGCGAACGCCACGTTCTCACGCGGCACCCACGTCTCGCCGGCCATCGGCGTGGCCTTTCCGCCCTCCTTCAGCAGCTGAGCCGCCCGCAAAATGACGCCATCTTGGGCTTGCTCCATCAGCACACCCTCGATCGTCTGGTCCTGACGGGTGTGGACGGTGATGCGCTTCTTCATGACGCGCTCGAGCCACATCGAGGGGGCGGCGTGAAGCCTGTCGTCTGGGCGTCCGAGCACGGCGGCCTCCTATGACACGTAGTTGTACGGGTTGATGACGCGCGCCCGCGGCCTCGGCCGCTCCGAAGCCCACGTCGCCAACGTCACCGACACCAGGGGGCTGATGTCCGGGCTCGTCGAGTTGCGCCGCGACCACGTCCAGCTGTCCTCATCGCCGCGGGTGCGTCTCCGCGCCGCCGACAGCGCCTCGTCAAGCTCGGGCTGCGGCGCCGGATATTTCCCGCGGCCGTCCACGACGAGCGACACGAACCCGGCGCACGCCCTGGCGTAATCCTCAGTGTTCGCCTCGACCAGCTTCACCCTCGCGGCTTTCAACGGCTCGATCAGGCTCGCCGCCGGCCCGTTCTTCAAGATCACGAACGTCGCGCCCGAATGCTGGCGCTTACGAAGCAGGCAATGCTCAACGATCCAGTCGATGCCGCGCTCATGCGCGTCGACCGCGAACTGCGCCAGGCCGTCCGCGCGCTTGCCCGCCACCCCAACCGAACCCCACGTCTGGTCCATGTTCGAATCAATCGCGAACACGGGCGCGCCCGCGATCCGGTTCGCCGCGTCGTGCTCGGCCGCGTCGGACCAGGCGGCCCGGGCGATCACCCGGCCGGCGTCCTCCGAGGTATCCGGCCAGTCGCCGATACCGAGCCGCTCGACGTTGAAGCCGCGGGCGCCCATCTCAACGGTCCGCTCATGCTCCACCCACTCGTGCGAAATGCGGATCCCGAGCCCCGGGTTCGCCATCGCCCACATCTCGGGATCGCGCGCCACCGACTCCGGCACGTTGCTCGGATCGTCACCCGGCGCCGACCACTCAAAGAACGCGACGCCGTCAGCGCCGGCGTGGCCTGACTCGCGCACCTGCGCGAACGGCACGCCATCCTGCGACGAGTCCTCTTGATCGACCGCCGACCCGACATACCACGACTGCGTGTTCCCGGAGATCGACTGCGCGGCCATCGTCGGGACCATCGCGTTGCGCTCGGTCTCCGACAGGTACATCGCCTCGTCGAAAACCATCAAGTCGACCGTCAGGCCTCGCGTGTTCCCGCGCGCCCGGGTCATGAAGAAGATCCGCTGGCCGCCGCGAAGCTTGATCGCCTCAGAGCCTTTCCCGCGCGGCGCGGCCAGGACCCGCTGGTCGAACTCGGGGACGCTCTCGATCAGCTGCAGCACCCGCTCGAAGTGGTTCGTCGCGGTCTTCTGCAGGTGCGCGGTGTGAATCAGCGTCCGCTCGCCGAGCAGGAACAGGCCAGCGAGCTCGCGCGCCTCGAGCACCGACCCCTTGCCGTTCTGCCGGCCGACGACCAGGCCGACCGCTTTCGCGGCCCACTTGCCGTCCGGCCTTTCGCCGAGGGAATGCCGCAGCACGAACCGCTGCCAGTCGTCCAACTCGAGCCCCGCGAGCCCGGCAAGCTCGATCGCCTCGTCGCCGGCCGAGTCGACGTACTCAGGAACGCGAAGAACGCGCGGTCTTTGCGATCCGCTTGGCGCGCTTCTCGGCGAGCTGGTCGATGCCATCCTTCGCCTCCTCCGGCGGAGCGAGTCCGCGCAGCTCGCGAAGCGCGGCCTGCAAAACCCGGAAGCAGGACGCCATCTCGGCCGGCTCGGTCTCGAAGTCATCCATCACACGAGCGACCGCCAGCGCGCCCTGCGCCAGCGCGGACTCGCGCATGTCCTTCGGCAGCGCCTCTAAGTCACGCTCAACGCCCGCCACCACCGACACGGCTCACCACCAGTTCGCGCGCGCGACCTTCGGACGCTGCCGCCGAACTCGGCGCCCAGTGGTGGCGCGGTTGCAGCACGCATGCTCCGGCCCCGTGTAACGCGACCGGTCCTGGTCGTCATGGCCGAGATCCCAGCCGCAACTCAGCTTGCCGCAACGCGGGCACGGCTGGCCATCCGGCGCGATCCACCCAGCGCAACGCGCGCAGAACACCTCGCCGCGAGCGACCATCCCAGCCCAGCGCCTACGCAACCGCTGATGCGCCGTCCCGTAGCCGCGCGCCGACGTTTTTTCGAGTCGGGGGGGGGAATTTGTGAC